CCGGCTTCCCCAGCTGGTAGTGGACAGAAGGCCGAAGATATACTTGCTATGATTCGTAGCAGACAGTCTTCATCCTAACGGCAATGGAGGGCAAGGTTTTTTCCTTTCTCCTTGCCCTCATTCTTTTTTTATTGTATAATATATTTTTTATAAGGGACCTAAATAATGGCAAAACCATTTGACGTAAGCAAATTCCGCAAGGACATTACAAAAAGCATTGACGGACTGTCCATTGGCTTCAACGATCCAACAGACTGGATTAGTACAGGCAACTATGCACTAAACTATCTTATTTCGGGAGACTTCCACAAAGGTTGTCCACTAGGTAAAGTTACAGTGTTTGCTGGTGAATCTGGCGCAGGAAAAAGTTATTTTGCCGCAGGCAATATTGTTAAACATGCACAAGAGCAAGGCATATTTGTTGTGCTTATTGACACAGAAAATGCACTTGATGAGGCATGGTTACAAGCACTAGGTGTTGACACCAGTGATGAAAAGTTACTAAAACTAGCAATGTCAATGATTGATGATGTTGCAAAAACAGTCAGCACATTTATGAAAGACTACAAAGCATTGCCAGATGGCGAACGTCCCAAGGTGTTGTTTGTAATTGATAGTTTAGGAATGATGCTAACACCTACTGATGTTAATCAATTTGAAGCAGGTGACATGAAAGGTGACTTGGGTAGAAAGCCAAAGGCACTAACTGCACTTGTGCGTAACACAGTGAACATGTTTGGTAGTTACAATGTCGGCATGGTTTGTACTAACCATACATATGCGTCGCAGGATATGTTTGATCCAGATGATAAGATATCTGGAGGACAAGGATTTATCTATGCATCAAGTATTGTTGTTGCTATGCGTAAACTTAAACTTAAAGAAGATGAAGATGGTAACAAGATATCACAGGTAAAAGGTATACGTGCCGCATGTAAGGTTATGAAAACTAGATACGCAAAACCGTTTGAAAGTGTACAAGTTAAGATACCATATGAAACAGGTATGAATCCGTACAGTGGACTTGTTGATCTAGCAGAAGCAACAGGACTTCTTACAAAGCAAGGCAACAGACTGCGTTTCTTAACAAGCGACAAGCAAGAGATACTACAGTTTCGTAAGGCCTGGGAACGCAACGAAGATGGTTGTTTAGATAAAGTAATGCTTGACTTCAATAAAATTGAAGAAGTGCTAAGTACTCCAGAAGCTGAAGAGGTAATAGAAGTTGCCACTCCTGCTGAAGAAGAAACATTTAACGAGGAGAACGTATAGTGTCATTAGACTTAGCCGCACTAGTATGGAAAGAAACACGCCAATTTATGCACGACACAGGTGATGTTAGAGAAGCTGCCAATCACGTTGTTGAAGCATTAATACAACATCATACTGCAGGAGAATTGAGAGAAGCATTTAAATTTGATGGGGCGATTAAACTAGCAGTAGGTGACTATCTCGGAGAGCATGAAGAAGATGATCTCGAAGAAGATGAAAGAGATGAACTACTAGACCAGTACGATGATGACGGCGAATTTAACTACGATGACTATTAATGTGGTATAGCAAAGTAACCAACAATCTTGCAGAGATTCCTGGATTTATAACTCATTACGAACATGAGTTAGAAATAGCCAAGAGTGAATGCAGGGTTGGCGGTATTGTTGAAAAAAACATAAAAGCATTGCCAGGACTTACAGAGCACCGATTTAATCAATTGCAAGAAATAGAAGCAGTACTAAACTTTCTAAACATAAAGTTACGTAAAATAAGACGTAAACACTTTCAAAAGTATTTGGAAGGTTATGCTCGTGCCTTATCAAGTCGTGATGCAGAAAAGTATGTTGATGGTGAGGATGAAGTAATTGACTTTGAAACACTTATTAACGAAGTTGCACTACTACGTAACAAGTATTTAGGCATAATGAAAGGCTTGGATACTAAACAATGGCAACTCGGACATATAGTTAGACTACGTACTGCAGGTATGGAAGATGTGCAAGTATGACACCCGAATCTCATAGAATACGAATTGTTGATAATATAATTTGGTATGACATTTGGAAAGGTGTATCGACACAACGATTGCGTGATGATGATGTATTAGAGTATCTCTTAGATGATCTATCAAGTGCTGGACTTAGTACTGAAGATATTAAAAGTTATTCTTGGATTATCAATACTGGTTGGGAAGGACACAGTGTAGAGGACATTGAACACTTTCGTATACTGTTACTAAAGCACGGACTTCCTGAGACCCGTTTTGGATCAGTGTTTATTGCATACGAAGACGTAGACAAGTTGCCGTATCCTGCAATTTGTTTGCCAGATCGAATGATTTATCTTGGTAATTGGTATAACGGTTTAAAGAAACAAAATGTAGACTGGTTAAATATGCCAATGACTTCAGCTTTCACAGTGCTAATGCGTCGTGCAAGTGTAAGTAGATGCCATCTAGCCAAAAGATTACTTGAGCAGTTTGACTCAAAACACATGATAATGACACTAGGAACAAGTCCTGGGACAGACCCTCAACAATTTAGAGATATAATAAAACCTTATGCATACCCAATTGTAGTAGACATGGTTGAATCTCCTTACCCAACAAATCTCATACACAGTCACGAAATATTCTATCAAGCACCAGTGCAACTTGTTATAGAAAGCAGTAATGAAATTGATTTTGACAGCTGGAACAGTATTTTTATTACAGAAAAGTCTTATAAAGTATTCAGTTGGCATCAGTTTCCTATCTGGTATGCAGTGCCGGGTCTTGTAGGAAAATTGCGAGAACAAGGCTTTGATTTATTTGATGACATTATTGATCACAGTTACGATCAAGAAAGTGATTCTTGGGTAAGGATGACAAAGGTTGTAGAAGAAATAACAAAATTAGTTAGCAAAGATACAAAAGCACTACGTCAACAACACTGGAAGAGACTAGAAAGTAATACGGCTCTTGTAGAACAGATACATACAAATGCCCGTAAGACGCATAAAGTACAAACAACTAGGTTAATAGATGAAATACACCAGCTTCACAAGTCAACAACTAGCACATGAACATAGTTTAAAAAATGTATTAACTGATCTTTATCAATATAACGAATTCATGGAAAGTATCAGTAGCATGGTTGATCTCGGATGCCAGACTGAAGCCTTGGACCTGCAATGGTGGGCAAATGCAGAAGTAAACGATGATACTCATGCTCCATTGGGCATCAAGTGTATTGGAGTTAATATTCTTGACAAACTTTCCGTCAAACATAAAGGTATTTCATTTCAAAGACAAGACGTGCAGGAATTTGGTAAAAATAAAAAACCCTTTGATGTACTATGGTGCTATGATGTATTACACTATCTAACAAATCCTTATCAAGCACTGGCTAACTGGTGGCATGTTGCGTCGCAAGATGCAATGCTGATAATAGCAGTGCCGCAAACTACAAACGTAGAATTTAATATGCTTGAGTATAATGCACAGATGAATCAAAAACACCATTTTACTATGCCAATGTTGTTGTATATGTTAGCAGTAAACGGTTGGGATTGTAACAGTGGTTTCTTTAAAAAAGGAATTAATGATCCATGGATTTACGCAATTGTATATAAAAGTGACATACCACCAATGAATCCTGCTGATACAAATTTGTACACACTTGTCGACGATACTGATTTATTACCAAAAAGTGCAGTAAAAAGTATTACCAAATATGGCATGCTTCGACAAAAGGATCTTTTACTACCATGGTTAGACAAAAGCAATATGTTGATGGAACAACAATGATAACAAAAAACGGAAATTGGTGGACAACAACTTTAAAAACCAGTGGCCGCTCTGGTGATTACCTACGTGATAATACTTTTCCTTGTGAGCGTCCGATTAATATTGCAGTCGAACATTGTAGTAAAACAACGAATGCAATCGACGTTGGCACATGGATTGGTGATAGTACTGTACACATGGCTGGTTTGTTTGACAATGTAATTGGATTTGAGCCTCATCCGTTGACACATACTTGTTGTTTAAAAAATTTAGCAGAACGAAATATTACAAATGCAGAAGTTTACAACATTGCACTTAGCAATGTCAATGAATTAAAAACATTGTATCAAGGTAAAACACCGTTTCAAGGTTGGGTAAGTGATAAGAAAGAGTTACCAAAAGACATATATGTTCATGACCAAACAGAAGTGCAGTGTTTGTATCTTGACAGTTATCACTTTGAAGATATAGATTTTATAAAAATTGACTGTGATAGTCATGAAGGATATGTGCTTCAAGGAGCAGAACAGTTTTTTAAAAACAATTCACCTGTGGTACTACTAGAAGCTAAAGTTAGAATACACAAGGACAGGCAACCTGACGATATGCCAGATCCTTTTGAACTGCTTAGAAGTTATGGATATGTTTTACACAGTCGAGTCGACAAGGCAGACTTTCTTTATGTAAGGAGAGAAAATGCAAAACAGTGATGCTTATACAAAAGAATTAGAAAGACTACACTCTCGTAAGAGCTTTGGTACTGCAACTGGTGCACCAAAGATACTCACAGACTTTCTAAAGGACCATACGGTAACCAGCATTCTTGATTTTGGTTGTGGTAAAGGTACACCATTAGAAAGTTTAAGGTCCAAGTGGATGAATATTTACAGTTACGATCCTATTACACATCCAATAGAACTACCAGAAGCAGTTGACCTAGTATACAGTCGAGATGTGCTTGAACATATAGAGCCAGAACAAATAGATACAGTATTAGAAAAGTTATTCACAATTGGTACCAGATATCAACACCATTTTATTGCATGTCATCCTTCAAAAAAAGGATTAAGCGATGGGCGTAATGCACATCTCATAGTTGAAAAACCAGAATGGTGGAAAACGAAAATTGAACAAATACCTGGTTGGAAAATTATATTCGAGAATATTCAAGGACCAAAAACAAAGGTGTTAAGACACCTAACAATAGAAATTGTAAAATACACAGTGATACTGGAGAAAGTGAACCAATGATAGAAGACTATGATTATAATAATACAAATTATCCAACTGCAAAAGTAGCAGACGTTTTTCCATTTGAACTTTGTGAGAACTTAGGACATACATGGATCTTTGACGTAGACGGCACAATATTTAAAGTAAATCAGCCACCTTACAAAAATGATAAACTTTTACCTGGTGTAAAAAAAATGTGGAAGAAAATACCAAAAGAAGATTATATTATTATAATGACTGCAAGACCAAAAGATATCCAAGAACAAACATTAAAGTTTATTGAAGACAATGGATTGCGTTATGATCTAGCAATCTTTGGAGTACATCACGGTGAACGTATTGTTGTAAATGACAACAAGCCAGGTGGATTACAAACTGCTATTGCATGGAATGTAAAAAGAAACAAAGGTTATAATTAAGTAGGTATATAATGGTAGACACTGAAATGACACGCACTCAAGTACAAAAAATGGAACGTATTTTTATTTTAGAAGATGAGATAAAGTTTGCACAAAGTTGTTTAAGACCAACTGCCACTGGACACATACACACGTCAATCAGTTGGATGAAACATAGACTAGAACAACTAAAAGAGCAACTAGAACTAGAGGAAGCATAATGGCTGAAGAAGAACAAAAGACTATTGTTTTAGTTACTGGTGGGTTTGATCCGTTGCATAGCGGACACATTGCATATCTACAGGCAGCAAAAGCAATGGGTGACCATTTAGCAGTTGGTATTAACAGTGATGCGTGGCTTAAACGTAAAAAAGGCAGGCATTTTATGCCACTTGAGGAGCGTGGAGCAATTATAAGTCAACTTCTTATGGTTGACCAATGCGTAGGATTTGAAGATGACTACGATGAAGATGACAGTGCGTTAAAATTTATAAAAGATATGCGTGAATATAATCCAGACGCAAAAATAATCTTTGCCAATGGCGGAGATAGAAAAGCAGGTACAACACCAGAAGAAAAAGCAGGATTAGAGAAGGTTGCATTTGCATTTGGTGTTGGTGGCGATGATAAGAAAAATTCAAGTAGTTGGATATTAAAAGATTGGGAAGCTCCTAAGGTAGTCCGTTCATGGGGACATTATAGAGAACTATACAAAGGTGTAGGCTTTGCGGTAAAAGAACTAGTTATAAATCCTAATAGTTCACTTAGTATGCAAAGGCATAAGCACCGTAGTGAAACATGGAATCTTGTAAGTGGCAAAGCACATATCTTAACAAGTCAAAGAGCAATTCCTGATGATCCACAAGTACGTCATTTAACACCAGCAAATCCAATTGACATACCAGATAATGTGTGGCATAAAGCAGTCAACAACACAGACGAACCAGCTCATATTATTGAAGTATGGAAAGGTCCAAGCGAACTGTTAGCAGAGGATGATATCGAGCGTTATGACTAAGATAATACATTTTGAACCTACAAGCATATGCAATGCATCATGTCCGATGTGTGCTAGAAATATTCTTGGCAAAGGTTGTGTTGTTTCTTTAGCAGATCTTAGTTTAGATGATTACAAAAAGCATGTCAACCAACACTTAGAATATTTAGAAAAAGTATTTTTTTGTGGAACAGTTGGCGATCCGTGTGCAGACAAAAATCTACTAGAAAAAATTAGATGGATCAAAAATATTAATAGCAACATAGTTGTAGGAATCAACACCAATGGCAGTATAAGAAATCCTAAATGGTGGACAGATTGTGCAAAATTACTTACAGGCATATATGATTATGTTGTGTTTAGTATAGATGGACTTGAGGACACAAATCATATCTACAGGACAGGTGTACAATTTAAAAAAATTATGGAAAATGCACAAGCATATATAGACGCAGGTGCAAGTGCTCATTGGGATATGTTGGTATTTGATCATAATAAACATCAAGTTGATGAATGCAGACAACTAGCAGACACTATGAGATTCACTTGGTTTCGTAGTAAAGAAACAGATAGATGGGATATGCATAATTTTGAACATTTAAAACCAGCAAATGAATATAATTATATTGACTACCAAAGTATTGATCGTATACACTGTGAAAGAAATATAGAAAAATCAACTTATGTGGACTACAAAGGACAAGAATTTCCTTGTTGTCATATATCAGAAATGTATTACACTGCCACACAAAAAGAAAGTCATCTCGATATTAGACAATACACTCCAAGTGAACTTATGACTGAATACCAAAAGAGATTGGACGATAACAATCCTTTCTATGTTTGCAAACGCAGTTGTGGAGAAACAGTAAGCAAACGATCACAATGGAAACAAGAAATACAATTAAGATAGGAAAAAAATGTTAACAGTCTACATAGGTTGGGATAGTAGAGAGCCAATAGCGGCTGAAGTTTGTCGTCATAGTATACTTGAACACGCAAGTATACCTGTAAACATAGTGATGTTAAAGCAGGAGGAACTACGTGAAAGAGGGCTATACTGGCGTGATGT